GGCCAAAATGTCCAAACCCTCTCCAGTGTCTGAGGTTGTTGTCGACGTAATGTTTACGTCTTTGCGCTTAAACAGGAAGAATTTTTTCATTGCATTAAAGATATTGCAAATATAGTAAAAAAGAAAAGGCCCCCAAGGGGGCCTTTTTTGTAGTCAAATGATGTTAATCAATAATATATATAGATACTGTATCGGCGGCAGTTCTTCGAACAACAAGTGTAGCTGCGCTTTCCCCTGCAATCGTAGGATTGTTAACGTAAGTTACTCCATCAGGTGTCCCCCCGTTAAGCGTTACGCTTTGGTTTCCGTCGTTAATGTAAAGACAAGTGGCAACTTCATTGTCCGCTTCAAGCTCTAGAATAGAGCATAGGTTTGCTCCAGTATCAAAAGTGATTACTCCTGGTCCAGTTTCCGAGGTATGTACAACAATGCCAGATCTGAACTCTGAAGCTGTAAGCGTATGACTTTGTGTGTCTACGTCTACTTGCTCAATATTGCCTTTAATGAGTTTTCCGTTGATTTCTACCTTATGTGCGTTAGCTGTACCAAGCGTTACATCTGATGCGATGGTTGCGCTTGCGATAGAAGTAATATCTCCACCAAACGTTGCGCTGGAAGAAAACGTTGCGGTGGAAGAAAACGTTGCGTTGGAAGAAAACGTTGTGTTTGCGCTAAAAATAATGTCACCAGATGGGTCGTAAATAGTGGTTACAGACAAAATGTCTGGATGAATGTATTTATTAGAAAAATCATCGCCAAGAGTAATTATAGAATTATTTGCATTGTTAATTTCGTTAACAATAGATTCTATAATTGGCCTTGGATCGGAGCCGTCTGTTCTTACAAAAGCAACATCAGTAGTGTCTGTTTCTTTAGCTGACTTAAAGTAAGCTATAACATTATTAGAAGTTGTAACCTCTATGCCACATACAGTTGATGCTGGAATACAAATAGAGTTATCTGTATCACCTGCGTCGTTATTTATGTAAATAAAGTTTTTAGAATTGTCCATGGCTTATTACGTTAAAGATATATTTCCGACACCAGTAATGTCTGGATGAATATATTGATTATTTATTTCATCGGCGATGACAATCATGGCTTTTTTGCCATACCTTATTTCGCCAGAAATTGCCTGAATAACTTCATGTGTCTTGTCTTCATTTACAGTTAAGGCTATAGTAACCTCTGCTCCAAGTCCATCCCCAATATCTTGAAATCTCAGGTCTATTTGAGTGCTATTGGAGTTGACATCCATCTTCCTCAGAAGATTCGCTGGAATAGCCCCCGCATCAGTTGCGCTGTTTGCGAAGTATAAAAATTTATGCATCTGTTTTTATTTTACGCAAATATAGTAAAAAAGAAAAAGGCCCCGCAGGGCCTGTTTCGTTTATGTAGATTCGACTTACTTACCAATAATGTCGAAGAACAAAATCCATTCAACCGTGCCAGCAGCAGTAATAGGTGAGTCAGTGGCAGTAGTATTCAAGAACAGAGTTCTAGCCTCGGCCGTGTATTCGCTGTCAGCAGTAATACCCGTATTAGCGCCAGATGTAGTAGGTGCCAAGTTAATAGAAACAGTTGCGTTGGTTTTAAATGCGGTTGTATTATTAGCATTATCAATAATTCCATCTGAATCTGAAACAATTTCAGTCCCTCCAGTCGTAGTCCCAATCTTAAATCCAAGATCCATGGATGCAGTGATGGTGGGCTGAGAGACGCAACGAATGTATGCTTTTGACAAGAAACTACCAGCGGGCTGTTCGATTTCGGCCTCAACAGCACTGTTCTGAACAAACGCATCCGTGACGCGGACTGAACGGGTTACTGTATTTGAGCCTTTATTCCAAAAGTATGTAGCCATTTTAATCAGTTTTATGAAGTTAGGACAGGGCCGAAACCCCGTCCTTTACTTCAGATTTATTATCCCTTAATGATAACGTGTTGGTTGGCCGCACGAGTCACCAAAGCGATTTCAGAGCGGTAGTGGAACGTAGCAACGTCCGTACCAGCGTCACCGTTGTTTGTGTGACCCAAGACACCACCGCCAGTTACCCAGTGCTCCATCTCACGAGAGTATCCATTAGCCTCCTTGTAGTACAAAGACAACGCAGGGGCCTTGATACCAGTGCGAGCATCAGCAACCGTGGTCAATGGAACCATAGCTCCCTGCAAGTAGTTAGAAGCGCCCAACAGCGTTGGATCATTCAACAACTTCCAGTCATGCTTGTGGAACGTGTAACCACCGCGAGTGAATGACTTAAATCCGAGCTTTACGGCCATGTCAGCGCTGTTGTTAAAGGCACCGAATTGACCTGGCAAGCCAGCAGTAACACTGGTTGCAATACCAGAAGCCAACATGTCGTCGATAGCGAGGTCTTGCTTTCTGTTCAAGTACATAGCGTACTCAGAAGGCGCACCTTGCTTATCCAACTCCATGATCAAATCATCGAACTCAGCGAAGCTGTCCATCGGATTAGCGTTGGCATTAGAGATGACGATTCCGCCAGCCTCAACAGCAGTAACATACCCGTCAGAACCAGCCAAGTTGGGCGAAAGGTCAGCAGCACCATTAGCAGTGCCATCGGCATTGTTGTTCTGCTCTCCGAACAACATGATCATCTCACGCTGATCTTCAAAACGCTTGCGAGCCTCACCCTCAGCGTACATGAACCATCTGTATTCACCATTTCCGAGGTTCACCCAACCGATGTTCGTGGCCTGAGAGCCAGTAACTTGGTGGCGACCCTTAACGATGGTGAATGGGTTTCTCTTGCGAGTAACGTCAGTCTCAACAAAGTAGCTGGGCTGGGCTGATCCCTGTGGGTACATGTTACCCAAGAGGATCAACTCACCAGTTCCTGCTGGGTTACTACTAACAGCATTGTTGTCAAGAGGTACAAGAGCTATACTCGTGCTAGTGCTTGAACTTTTAGCAATATAACGCCTTCCAGTAGCCGCGTCCATAAAGACGTCATACTTGTTGATTGGAGTTGCAGCAATAGTCAATGTAACAACATCGTTTGTGTTACTAACCAATGCACTCCACGCAATAGTCTTGTGACGACGACCCACTTCGAACCACTCAACCTGGTCGGCAGATCCGCCAGAGTTGACTGCTCCAGTCAATTTCAAAAATCCAGTAATACCTTGATCGCCGTAGGTTTCGACGAGGTTGCTCATGACCAGCTCCTTGTTGGTGCCGATCAAATCATTAAGTGCAGCATACGTCTCAGCCGTCGTTCTAAACGCGGGGTTAACATTTGTATGCTGTTGTCCAATATTAGCCATTTTTTTAGTTTTTAGATGTTAAAAGTAAGTTTGTTAGATCCAGCCTTCATGAAGTTTCTAAGTTGACTTGTAAGCTGGTCTTCCTGATTTAATGTTTGGGATGAAGACGGGTTAGTATCCGTAGAGATATTAGCCGCCGAGGTCACAACAGCCTTCTGCCCATCACCCAGCCCTTGACGATACGCTGACGCCACAATGGTGTCAATGTTATCAATCACGGCGAGGTGAGAGTTTAGTTTATCGTAATCCCATGACCCATCGTTATTGATGTAATTATCAAAGAACGAATCAATGTTTTCGTTTCGGTTAATGATGTTATTTATTTGATCATTATTTAGACCGAACGTAAATGTTTTGTCACCTCCAAGATCAAACTCGATAGCTTGCATGGCTCTTGTTTCTTGAATCATGTTCTGCATCCAGTTGTCGTCGATGTACAAACCATCGTCGTCATAGCTATTATCTGTAATTTCTGGAGCCGCATAGGTCTGTCTGATCCTTTCGATCTCGCCCCGTGCGTCTGTCGCATCAATTTTCAGCTGAAGCATAGACATCTGAACATCCTGATCGTCATAGACGTTAGGGTCCAGCTTGTATTTGTTGCCAACAAGCATGTTGATCTCCTCGAAAGAAAGATTAGGATATTGCTGAGACATCTGTACACGCACCACCGTGAGATCGTCCATTTCGGTCGGGTTCATCGATTGGTACGTAAACCAGTCTTCTGGCTTGCGGCCAGTGTTGGCCACAAAATCTGCAATAGCCTGCACGCGCTCGTCGATAGCAGGTTGTGATTGTAGTTCCTCGAAGCTATTGATCTCTCTCCCAAGCCTTTCACTTAGGTAAGTGTAGACCGCAGCCTCGATTTCCTCATCACTATATTCTTCTTGATATTCTTGAGCCTCTTCTTGATATTCTGGTTGATTATCATTTTGTGGCTCTGAACTTTGTGTAATTTGCTCTAAAGTAGACGGCTCTGGTTGAGATTCTACTTCTGTTGTTTGTGGCTGATTATCGACAGCCATGCTTGCTGCAAGATCCTCTGGGTTGTTGAAAATCTCAAACTTTCCTCCAGTCTGTTCTTGTGCGTTTTCTTGTACGTTTTCCATTGTATTGAATTAATTGATTTTTATTAGTTAAAGTACGCAGCAACTATTCCGTCGGCGACCCCGTCATCAGCAGAGATGTAGAACTTGCTGAAGTTGCCATAGAATATTTCTCCAGCACCGAGGGTGTGGATGTCAATCGCAGTCTCAGCTTTTCTTACGTAAACGCCAGCAGATAGAGAAAGGCTGTCCTCCAATAGAGTAAGGCTTATCTCAACACCCGTGTCCGTAGTCAACGGAAAAGAAATAACATCACCAACCTCTAGGCCAGAACCTACAGTGGAAGTAACTTTTCCAGCCGTAACAACACCTCCAGCAACTGTGATTCCGTCAAAAGACGGAACCACGACACTCGTTGTGACGTTTAAGCCGTTTCTAGTTACAGTAACGGTCCCAGAGGTTCGTGTACCCGTAGTTGCCGTTCCAGCCGTGACTACAGCAGTTGTCACAGAGGCTATGTCGTCATTGTCCATCATTTTTCCTGAGTTGCCAGGATTGTACACCGCGCTTCTGGCCACAGCGTCCTCCCCAAAGCTTTCATGAACCTCATTCCCAGGGACATAAATGCTAAGGTCAGAGTCGTGAATGTTGTGAATTGCAACCCAACGAGCCCCCTGTTTGTTAGGCGCCGTCAGGGTTGTTCCGTGAACACTTTGTTTGAAAACGGATACGTTTCCAAGAGCTTGTGTTGGGACTAGGTTATTTGCCATTATCCGAGAGTATTAGCTGGGTCATCCATTCCGAACACCCCATATTCTATAACTTGATTTACTTTGGTTCCGTATGCCTTAAAGGTCTTGTCTACTGCAACAGGGATGAAGGCAAATTGTCCAGCAGCAATCTTAGCTACTGAAGCATCGGAATCTGTATCGTTGTAGATGTAGATATAGTCTTCGTGCTCTGTAGCCATATTCTTGACGTACACGTACGCAGACGTATCTTTATCGTTAGCTTTATATACAGTGATGCCGCTACCAGCACCAGAGGTAGATGCTACCTTAGCGCGAATCATAGTGCCAGAGTCAGCAACAAGCGTCGTGGCTACGTTAACGCCAAGCGCAGTGCTCATGACGTCGGCACTTGTCAATCCAAGTGTGACGCGAACTGTAGCCATTACGCTTCGTAGATTACCAGATATTCGACCGTCATGTTAACGTCAGACGTGTCGATGTCGATGTCGCTGTTACCGTCGTAAGGGATGAACATCCAGTCACCTCCGTAGAGTCTGCCAAGAGACACGTTCGTAGCACCAACTTCAACGGTAATGTATTCAGCGTTGCTAGTAGATGTGTTTTTGATGTACACTTTGTGAGCTTTATCTGCTGTATAATCAGCAGCAGCAATCAAGTTGTACGCAGTTTGAGCTGTAGCAAAAAACTTTCGAGCGACTCCAGTCGTTTGATCCAAGCCTGTTGCAACACCAGCTTTAGTCAGGGTTGCTGTGCTGCTCAGAGACAAAGAGTCGCCAGTGAGGTCTCCACTAGAGATAGTAACAGATGCAGTAGTAGTAGCCATTTTTGTTTTGTTTATTTAGTGCAAATATAGTAATTTATCTGTTTCTCTTTCTGACCCTCCATCTGCTCACCCTACCCTCTTCTCTTTTCTCCCGCCTGCCCCTAGCTTTTTCTGAATCAGTAAGTTCACCTGCTGTAACTGGAGTTTCACTTGAAATCCTTTTCGTAGGCCTAAAAGACCGATCACCCTTAGAATAATCCTTGTCTCCAGAGAGCGTCCTCCACTCTTCTTTAAACCACCGCCTGAGATTAGCTCCAGCCTTAGTCTTTCTTACTCTTGCCATCTCCCCAGTTATTTACACCCACCTTTCTGCACTTAGCCAAAGCACCAGAAGCATAGGCTGATGGCCATACTTTGTATCTGGCCTTTACCTTATGGTAGCATGCATCCTTGTTAGATTTTATAACCTTTGCCATTATCCAATCGGTGGGGAGTCGAACTGACCGCTCCACTCACCACGGAGCTTTCTGGCGGCTTTCTTTCCAGCTTTTTTAAGTACTCTTTTCCTGATGCGCTCTTCCTGATTTTCGCTAAGAGGCTTTACAGAAGGGGTCCCAGAACCAAGGTTCCCGATACTAGGGGCTGATGGTCCTTTCTCTGCGCTTTTCTCAAGCGACTTAAGAAGTTTTTTTACTCTAGGCATGACTAACAATTTTAAATGACGCGGTGGCAACAGCCTTAGGATGGGGTTTATAATCCCCCTTCATCAGAAAATATCTTCCTCGATCCACCATCCAGTGATATCCCGCAGGAGCATCGACAGACATTTTCTTATTGCTGACATTAAGCTCCCCACCCTTATTTTTCTTTACAGTATTCATCCGCACTTACAATTCCACTTTCTCAGCGCCTTGTTGATTCGTGAATCAGGGTTGTTAGCAGTCTTTGCACTAGTGAGTCTTTTCTTCATGCCGCACATACGAGAACAGAAAGACTTACGTCTTGCAGCCCGCTTCCCTGATGGGTTTGATTCAGTGACAGCCATCTTAAGCTTACTGCCTGGATTGGCCCTCCTGTATGCGGCTACACCCTTAGCCGTCAAGCCACCTTCGCGAGACTTGTGAACGCCCATCTTCATTTTGGGCATTGTAGCTTTTCTCTTTTTTACCGTGGCCATAATGCAAATATAAAAACTATTCGCTAGGCCTGATTCCGTACTCCCCAGCCTGAAGGTGATAGGTAGTTTCTCCTGAATTAGTCAGGTACGTGAAACACATGGTCTCACCCTCTGGCACCTCTAGTGTTTCATATGTAGCGACGTATGTCCCGTCTTCTTGAAGACAATCAATAACGTCAGTCTCATTAAACCCCCAAACTATATTAGGGCAGTTCACATCTGCCCATGTTTGCTTGAGCTCGTGCTCACTAGTAATTGTAACCTGCTTTGTCATGATAATGCAAACATTATTTGAGGATAAACATTTGACACGGAATTGGTATAGCACAATATGTCATCAATGGTCCCTGTTATGTCATTAGCTACCAAGTAGTCGTTTATGGATACCCATGAACCCTCTGTGGTTGCTGCTTTACTTTCTGACGACCCGTGCCATCCAGTTGATAGTGTTGAAGCAGAAACGTACCAAGACCCATTCTTTTTAGCAAAAACCGTATACCCAACGTTGTTTGCTATCTGGTTGAACAGCCGAATGTCTTGGTAGTCAGTATCTGAACCAATCTGAGTAAATGTTCCGCTAGTGGATGGTTCGATTCTCCACCCAGTCAAACTGGTTGACATATGCATAGTACCGTCAGTTTTCAATGCAAACGCACCATTTGACTGTATCCAGCACTTACTCCAATCTGTATCCGTGCCAACTTGAGTTGCGTATTGTTTGCTAGTAGCTGTTCCGTCACCAAGAGTCTTTCTGTAGTTCCGCCCCCAAGAAAAAAGTTTTCCGTCCTCAGTTATCGCAAGGCATTCACCAGCAGAAACAGCTATCTCTGAAAAGCTTTCAGAAAGATTTGTTGTAGAGTTAGACTTTACCCTAGTAAATTGAAAAGTGCTGCCGCTGTTTATACCAAGTCCAGTACCGTAATATTGGTTCTGACCGCACATGTACAGATACTGAGACCCAGTAGACCCCTTTATTGCGAGCATGCTGTATGGAGAGTTACGATAGCATTTTATATCTATCCAATCTGTATCTGTGCCAACCTGCGTAAAACCGTAGTTTGAATAAGTACTTGCTGTTCCAGTGCCAGATGTATTAAGATAGCTTCCGATTCCGCCGCTCCACCACAAAGTTCCGTCTGTCTTGATAACAATAAAACCATTGTTGTGCGGCTCTACCTTGCTTACATTGGTTAGAGCTAAATATGTGCCCCCATTATTTATGGCATTATTTGCGTCCGTAAGTGAAAGCCCCATATACAGGCCGTTTCCCCATCCACCAATATAAAAATTTCCATTAGAAAGAAGATAGCCCCAAGCATAAAACTCGTCAATAAGCTTTACAACGCCTGTTGCAGAGCTTATTTGATACATGTGTGTCTTATTTACGTAATCACGCAGCTCAGCAGAGCTGTACGGACCGTATGTGTTGCTATCAATTGGACAAACAACGATTCCAGAATCTGTGGTTGCTGGCACTGGGTCGACACCGCCAGATGCCGTGCCAAGCCCAGAGATGCCAGAGATACTTGATGCATCAACTCCAATAATCTTACTCATAGCTCAAGCCAAGTGTTATCAGGTTTGAAATAGATAGTTCTGTTAGCGGCATCCACCACATACCCTACAATCCTTACGAAATCACCAGCAGTACTAGGTGCTGTATTTGTAACAGCCCCCGCCGTTGTACTCATATACACGGGACTTCCCATCTTAGTCGTTGTAGGAAGTAGAGCAGTAGTCGTCGTTGTGGACAGTTTAACTACCCCCTCAATCAACAATTCATCTCCAGTGCCTGCGTCTGTAACTATAAACAGCATTCCAGTAGCTGCAGCTGCAGCAGACTGTGCCCCTACGTTGGATACGTTGGCGGCAGCTAGATTGACAAGGTTTCCAGCAGTGGCCGAAGGAGACGTGCCATAAGCGTCAACTATCAATCTGGCACCGTCCTGAAACTCACCAACATTCGTTGGGGCAGAGAACGACTGAGACATATTTGCTGCCCCAGATGGTGCTTCAGCTTGCCAACCGTTCGTTGTGTCAAATGTGAGAACTTGACCGTCGGAAGGTGACATGGAGTCGTATACATCAGACAGGTCTTTTATACTGTTGCTATTTGTAAGCACTTTCTTCCAACCTGCCATCTATTTACTCTTTAGCTTCTTCTAATTTCTGCAACCTTTCAAACTCCTTATCTAGCTTTTCCATCAGTTTCGCTACTGCTGGAGCATCTAACGCCTTGATGGTTATATTCTTCATCGATTCTTTGATAAAGTAAACTTCACTTATCTCTAGCTTCATGTGTTTCGGTTTTGAAGCTTATTAACTATTGAACTTAAAATAATCACATCCCTTCCCTCGAATGTCGAAGCTGCGATGTGTCTCAGCAGGAAGTCGATTTCGTTTTTAGTGAATTTGTTTTCGAGCTCCTGATCCTTTGAGATGATTGGCATTAAATATACAAGTACAAGTTTCCACCAGTAGTATCTGCAAAAAACGCTCCAGCACCTGCTTGAGTTTCAATATCTGGGGAAGAAGGTGCTGCAGTTCCAAATTCCATGACAGCAACCTCGAACATCGTAGAAGACGTGCCGTTATGGTTAGACAACTGCCAACCAGTAAGGTTAGCAGAATTACTCCACTTAAACTCTGGCCACTCAGCTTCAGTACCAGATGACTCAACTTGAATACCAGCTCCATTTGCAGTAGTGGTAGTAGGGGTACTTACGTCTGCAAGCTTGATGAGCTTGTCTTCGACATTCAAGTTGGTGGTATTAATCGTGGTTGTGGTACCGTTTACTGTGAGATCTCCACTAAGAGTAAGGCTGGTAAATTGAGGGCTGTCACCCGTTCCAAGACCAAGCGAAGTTCTTACTGTGGCGCCAGACTCGTATGCAAATGCACCCGCCCCCGTAGCAACAATAAACTGGCCGTCAGAAGCAGCAGCACCAAGAGTATCGAGATCCTGAAGAACTCCATCTACACCAATGGTGAGGGTTTCGTTGGCAGACTGGTTGGTAGTAAAGTTACCAATAGCTCCAATACCAGCCCCAGGGCTAAGTGTAATGGTCGCGTCATTTGCAGACGCTGTGTTTGCAATCCACTTTAGGTCGCCGCCGCCTGTTGTGCTGTCATAAGACAAGACGTATCCATTAACTGCGGTGTTACCTGTTACCAAGTCAAGCTCAGCATTACCTACTACGTCAGCCCCCAATGTGGTGCCGCTGATTGTGATGTTTGCAGATCCGTCAAAAGAAACGCCAGTAGCTGAAACATCTCCAGAGAGCGCGATTGTTCTACCCGTAGTGAGAGTTGCTGCAGACCCAGTGGTATTCTGAGTGATTGTGTCAGTAGTCGATTCAACTACTACTTTTTTCCAAGTTGCCATAGTTTTGTTTTTGTTTTTTGCAAATATAATTAAGAAACACCAAAGTACAAATTGTCACTGCTGTCGGCATACATGCCTCCTTCAAATGCAGTTGGTGCTGATATAAATCTTTTGAATTTTAGAGTTCCGTCTAAGTTAATGCTTCCAGTTCCGCTAGGTGTAAACTGAATGTCACCGTTTGTTGAGCTTGTAAATAAGTTAAATGTTTGTACGTCAAGATTACCACCAAGTTGAGGGCTGGTATCATTAACCAAATCAGATGCAGCAATCGTTGTGAACGATACGCTTCCAAAACCATCTGTTGTAAGAACTTGATTAGCAGTTCCGTCTGACGTTGGCAACGTGTATGCTGACGTTGTTGTGTTTGTGGAACTGCCAATAAAAAACTTTCCTTCTGGAAGGTTTGGCACATCGTTAGATCTACCAGCGCCCATAATGATGCCAGAGATCTTGTTGCTACTCGTGTTTACCTTAATGATAATCCCAAGGTTCTGAATAGCATTTGTCCCAGTGGGCTTGGTTGTGGTCCAGCCACCAGAAGCCCCCAGGTATACTGTCTGACCTTCCGTGTAGATAGAAGCGTCAGGGACATCTACATTATTGATAAACCCAAGGGCGATACCAAGCCCCTCTTCATCGTCATTGAGATCTTCGTTAAGTACGAAGTGAGCAGGATAGTTTGTAGCAGCATCTGCTGCAATAACTTCAGCTAGGTTACCTACACTACCAGTAACGTGTACTGGAGTCCCCTTATAAAGAATGCCACCAGATACGTTCTTTACATTTTCTGCAATAGTCTGTGGATGAGCAAAAGACACAGTTCCAGCCCCGTCAGTAGTAAGCACCGTTCCCTCAGCCCCATCAGCAGCTGGAAGCGTATAAGCACTCCACTTGGTATCGTAATCAGTGGCGCTGTTCTTCTGTACAAACTGATTTTCAGTTCCTCCTGCAGGGCCGACACCAGCGGGACCCTGTGGTCCAGTAGCACCAACATCGCCCTTAGGCCCCTTGGTGGTTACGCTAATGCTCGAAGAATCACCATTAACAATAGAAATGGATGGTGTTTCCTCCGCAAAAGAAATTAAATTGGCACCATTAACACTTACGCTAACCTGGGTACCAGCCGACGTCTGTACAGATATTGACATTAGTATATATCAGTTATCTGAGAATTAACAGTAAAAGATCCACGAAGAATTGCTTTGTGAATGTCCAATCCAGTATTACTTGGTTTAATGTATTTTATGTCATATATATACGAGCCTGGTCGTATCTTACTCATAGTCTCAGCGGAAGCCTCAAGAGTTACATTTCCACTATCATCAAGAATCGGTGACTCAAAGGACACAGCGTTCTCAATCTCACCTTTAGTAAGGCCAGGCGTCTGCAATATGACCTTACCCTCATCAGCAGATCTGGTTCTACCAACGCGATTTACCTCTTTGATCTGAATATGGAAAGTGTAACCATCAGTAACAAGTGGCAGGGCTGTGCCAGAGGAATCTTTCATGGTTAGGGTCATAGAGAACGTATCACCTTCTCTACAGGTGATATTTAAAGTCTCTGTTGTATCAAAATTTACTGTCTGAGCCATTATCCTTTAAATATTTCATCCATCAATCCCGTCATGGGTTCTTGAACCTCATCTCTTTTTCCCTGTCTTTGAGATATAAGTTTACTTTGATCTGCTGTTTGTTTTCCAAGGCGGTCATCCTTTCTGTCCTCTTTAAGAACCTCAAGCTTTTCTTTAAATGCCTGATCATCTTCCTTGAAACCGAGAGTAGCCTTTGCTTTAATCATCTCAATTTCTTTTCTAAACTCGTGCCTGATTTGCTCAAGCTGTGCCTCCATCTGGTTCTTTAGCTTCATCTTTTCCATCTCAACCTGAGCCTCCGCTTGGAGCTCTTGCATTCTAAGCTGCGATGCATTTTGAGCAGCCTCCATAGCCTCTTGCTTTTGAATCTGAGAATTTTGTTGAGCCATCTCGCTCATCCGTTGCATCCTCTTCTTTCTTCTAACAATAAGGAGTCTTTCTGCTTGGTTTACATCTTTGAGTTGTCTAATTGCGATGGCGTCCTCAAGATCTATTTCTTTCTGCTGAAGTGCCATTTGTACATTTTGCTCAAGATACATCTTGTCTTTTTCCTCCATATCCTTTACAACAAGAACTCCAAAATTGAACATAGGGAGTTCCGAAAAAGACGAAAGTGCATCCATATTCTCCTTACCAATGGCCCTTACATAAGATCCATAAATAACAGATTCCTGAGGGAGGATTTGAATACATTTTACTATATCTTGACAAACCTTCTTGAACAGAATCATAGAAGCGTTTGTGATGTCGTAAGTAGCATTATTAGACGCCTGTATAGCCTGCTCCCTTACACCAACCAAAGAATCCGATTTTGGTGTTGAAGCATCAACAACTTCGTTAATTCCAGTGGTGTCTCTAATGAGCCTTAAGTAGTGATTATACAAACCAATAAGCTCATTAATGTTCCTTATATTGTTACTTATCTCCCTAACGGGCGGGTTTTGAAAACCACCTTCTGGATTCTTGCTCCTGTAATAGAACACACCAGTCTGTTCATAAATATCATGAAGATCGAGAGGCTGAAGCTCACCCCCCTTTCCTAGCTGAACATTTTCAAGACCCTCAATATCTATAATCAACCCATCTGGCTTTGCTTTAGCTATAGCCTGCTGAATCTTAAGGTGCGTAAGCTGAAGCATATCAGCAAATCCGATGCAGCTATCAACCATAGACTTCGGAATCATATCCGTAAGATTGGTAGCAACTGCTGAATAAGAAAGAGACGCTTGTGAGATATCGTGAATGTTTTTAGGGATATTCTTTTTCTTTCCGTAGTCAAAAAGAAGTCCAGCATCTAGAACATAGCTCCCACCATAGACCACCTTAACGTCCATGCTGTGTGGGCGACGCTCATAAACGGATCCCTTTTGTGGCTTGTAGTCAAGTCCCTTATAAAAAAAGTTGAAGTTACCGTGCCTGTTTTCTTTCTCTTCGAAGTGCATGGTTTCAACAGTCAAAAATTCAAAGTCAAGAACGTTTACTGAATACTCATCGTATCCATAACTCATTCTATTGAGACCTTGATCATATGACTTTGTACTGTACTTGCTGGAATCATTCCCATTCTTACCTTTTACTTTTGTAGCAATTTTTTCAAGGTCCTCTTCGGAAAGTTGATTGCCAGCAAGTCTTCTCAGCTCTGCAATAGAAATCTTTTTTATATGACCAGCATAGTTTAGATCATTCATACCGAAGTCTTCGGTATAGCTGTGTATAAACAAAGATGGATCTACATATGATACCTTGATGCCCTGGTTCGGATCGTTAGATCTTTTTACAACCGACATGCCAAGATTGACAAGGTCATTTACGCATCTCCTAAAGACGCCGTCGTTAAAGTTGTTCCAGGAAAGGGTTAAGTTCGTTGCAATCTGGGCAGCAACCTCACCGCCAGTCTTTATATTTTCCCCGTACAAAACATCGGCCTCTTCTTGGCTGTCTGGTAATGAATTTGGATCTTGACCAAACGTCATACCAGTGTTCTCTTTGAATTTTTTTAAAAGATCTTTGTTGGCAACCTGAGCCATCAGAAATCTTTTTTGATTATTCTTCTCTGAATTAGATAGAGGATCAATAGCCTCAAGATTTGGGTATGGATCTCTAGATAGGATTTTATTTACTACAATTCGAACAAACTTTGGCAATATGGGTACTGGGGTGTAGTCTAAATTCATAAGACTACCATCACCACTGTTCGGGTCCATAGTGTTTAGTAGCTGCTTGTAAATGTTGGTATCTTGAGCACCAACAGCATACTTTCTGCTTCTGTCAAAGATTCTGTTCCTTTTTGCAATAAGGCTCCCAGAGTCAGTCATTCTCCCCCACTGGGAGTCTATGGCTTTGGCATATTGTATGCCATACGCTTTTGACGCCTTTTCTTCTTGGGGTGCTAAAGGATCTGGGAATCCCTTACTCGTACCTTTTGTATCTTGCATTATTTAGGAATTCCATTTGTCTTTTGCAAATATAAGTAATCAGCCGATTACCCTATATCTCCTAAAAAACCTCTTCTCAGAGAAGTCTGACTGCGGCATTATTTTTTCCTTTTGAGCAGCCAATAAACAGAGTCCAGAGCTAATACTAAGGTCGTATTTTGTTCTGTTGTCAATTTTAAATCCGATCCAGTCCTCAAGGGTTCTATTGAAATACATTTTACCGTATTCACCAGAATCATGATTTATTCCAACGTGATCGTGTATGTACGCCTCAATAGAATGGGCGTGCGCATGAATAACATCTTGAGAGTTTGATGGAATTCCCTTTGTTTTTACCTTTTGAGCTTGTGGGTTACTAGATAAGTGAGCTGGCCTACCTAATAAATAACCATCATATCCTCTAGACTCAAAATATCTAGCGATACCGTATTTGTTATTTTCAATTAGTATTGGATACCCATAAAATACAGATGCCATAAGTACGTCTTCATAGAATATCTTGGCCAATGGGGGCCGAGAAGCATATTCCAAAACGAACATATTTGACGGATGCTGCATATTAAACTTATTGTATAAATGCATTGCGCCTTTAGATCCCCTCCCATCTACTGTTGCGTCAAGATCATAAGAGTCAACACCACCAACCCCTAAATATGAATTTGGTGCAACTCTTTTATTTCTATCGAATTTTTTCTGATTTCTAAGTTCTTCTGGAGGCATCCAAGCAACATGGAATCTACCATTAGGATCTGGCTTAAATACAACATCAGTATCTTGATCACCGTTTTTCCAGTGAAAATTACCTACAACAACTGGATTTGGATAAAGCTCGTCGTTGTACTGAATTTGCTCATAGATTTTTGTAATGTTAAATAGGGTGCTTTGAACGCTATCTCTAAAAGCTTCGTCGGTGGTAAATGGAAACTGCCTTATAACCTCATTAAGTTCTGACGGGTCGTCAATAAGACCCTGTCTTTCGTTTTTAAGGTATGACTTTGCCCCGATAAGAATATTCTCACCATCAATACCCTCCAATGGGGATTCTGGATCATTTACAATTGCTCTTCCGTGCCTATCAAAAAATCCTTCTAGAGCCTCGTATGCTGGTATAAATAGTCGATATAGTCCGCTTCTAGTCCTCCCATTCGCGTTCCTCTCTGATGGGTTCGAATCCCCCCATAAATCCTTGTATTCTTTTCCGCCCTTGTCCATTGGATTTACGGTGCTTCCCACCATGGCCTTTCCGACTACTTTTCGACCGACGATCAAACAGGTCCGTTGAATCCTCCAAGCGTCCCTTATGTCTGTAGGTTTTTCCCATTTTCCTGCCTCATCTAAATAAAGCAAATGTAGCTTTTCGCCATCATATGCATTGTTTGTTGTGTTTTTCCAGTTAATTACCGTATTAAGAGCCTCGCCCGTCTGCGAAGTCTTATTTTTCTTCGTGATTCTCTTACTCGGCTCGCGAAAAGCCAGCTCCATGCGTGGGTTAGTGGTACCATCTTGAATGGGTTTAAAGAAGAAGGGGTAGTGGCGGAACATGTACACCACCTTCTTCATGAATATATTTTCTTGCGCGTCCTTACCAGTCTTAGACTGAATACCTAGGAGCTTGTCTTTGACCTGCGTAGCTTCATCGAGAAGCACAGCGGAGCAGATATTGGTATATCCGCTACGCCTGCACTTCGTATACAGCTGGCCTATACAGCGCGGATCCGCCTCACACGCTGCCAAATGTAAGAAAATATCTCTTTGGAACTCTAGGTAGTCTGGATAACCCACATCCATGCGAGTCCACTG